TCTACATCTAGGAATGAGTAATCATTTAACGGGATGTTGTGTCGTCCATATTCTTTAAACGCATCCTGTAATTCTTTCAATGAAACATGTAAGCCTTTACGCTGTTCAATTAAACGTAAAGTAAATCGGTGGTCAATCGTATCAGTTAAACGTAGGAATGTACGCCCACCATAGTTGTATTGTTCTTGCTTTGTTGCATTAGGTAATAACAGTTCTCCTAAGAATGAAGCTGATTTCATATGTACTTCGTGGTTGCTAATAGTTGGCTGCGGGATACTTGCTAATGCAATACGTACCATCTCGGAGCCAAGAATAACATTCTCTGGTAATCCTGATTTACCGTATAGTTTCATAACAGCTTGTGTCGTAATGAACTTCTTAATAACTGTTTGTGATTGTTTTGATACACCCTGTTTCTTCATGTTCTCCATCGTGTAGTCGTAGAAGTCCACTAAAGCGAATGTAGTATCATCACTTTCTGCTGTACGGAATAATTCGCGGTATGCTTGGGAATGACTAAGGATACCATTACCTTTGTCTGCTGTTTTGTAAGCGTCGTCAAGAGACATAATAATTGGGTCATCTGCGAAGTCCTTTTTAAGTGCGGCACCTTGCAGTTTCATGATGTGCTTAGACTTTTGGAAACTCTCTTCACGCTTGTACACTTCATAACTTCCCTCACTCATTAATGCATTAGGGAATGGTTTAGCGCTTTTTACATTGGATTTAATTGTTGCGGCATAAGTGGAACGGTTGAATTGAGCTGTTAAATATACAGCCGGGTTGATTTCATTCTCTTCACAGAAGTCTACGAATTTGACAAAATGCTCCCAGTTAATTGTCCCCATAAATTCTTTTTCGAGTACATCGAAGTCCGGTAATACTTCCGGTACTTTGTATCCTACTTTCTCCTCCGATTTATCGTAAAAGTAGTTCGTACTCTTAGCGAATAAGTAAGCGTAACGGTTATAAATCCGTGACACTAAGTATGCTTTGTAGTTATGTACTGGAGAATCTGTTTTTTGGAACCAGTCCCATGAAGGGAATATAGTCTCTGCTAGTTCTGCATTAAGGTCATCTACACGTTGTTGCTTTTCGCTACGTAATAGTTTGTCCTCTAGCATTTGTTGTTTCGTTCTACGATTTCGCTTGTTCGGTTTCTCTTTCTTCGGCTTTTTAGGATATACCTTTTTCACGATATCTTTAATATCCGCATCGAGAGTATTAACGTCGTCGGAGTTAATAAGCGCCTTTTCAGAAGTATCGAATTTCACAAGAAGCTCGTTAAAGCGCACAACGCAACCTTTACCTCTTCCGCGTTCTCCGCCAACTTCGAAAACTCCGCTAGTTTGTAATTCTTTAAGATGGCTAGATACAGTTTTTACATCCTTACCTAGCTCTTTAGCTAAATGTGTTTTTTTAAACGTAACCACGTTATCAACAGTGTTTTTAGCTTTGTTAATCAAATTTGTTAAAACGTCTAATAGTTTGGTGTTGATATTAACTAGCGAATAGTCAATAAAGACTCCTTTCGACGTTAATTCCGATACTGTTGTCATACTCCACTTCTCCTTTGCATAAGTTTTAGTAAACACGCTCTTAGGGTGTATACTTCTAGTATAACATATTTTTAGAATTTAATCAATTTACTGTCATAAAGTCTGCATCGAAGTAGAACTTAGTCATCAACTTATCCACAATACCGTTAAAGTAAGCAAACATAGACTTCTTGATTTTCACACCGTTCTTGTATTTCATCACATATTGTTTCAAAGCAGTTAACCCGATTTCTAGTTCTTGCGCTTTAGTAAATAGTTTTTCTCCGTTTACGGGTCTATTATTCTGGCGAACTACTTTCCACAGCTCTTCTACTTCTTTTGCTTTAGAAAAATATGAATTTGATAATTCAGTGAAACGTGCTGGTACCCAGTGTTCTACAAATTCTGCGTTCTTAATGTTATTAACAGTATTAGTATTATTATGTATAACTGTACGTTCTTTATATGTATTAATATTATTTGTTTTAAGGTTTTTATTAGTTGTTTTACTCGGACTTTTTTCTACCTGTTTTGGCTCTTCCTTGTTGGACGAATCCGTTTTAACGGGCTGGATAATCACAGCGTTGGAAGTCTGGTACATGTTCGAGCGACGCTTCATTGCGTACTCCTTGATGAACCCAAAATCAGTTAATCGAATCATCAATCGCTGGATTGTTTTATAGCTCAATTCCAGCTTGTCCGCTAAACTGTTTTTACTAAGGAAGCTAACTCCTAAGTGCTTACAGCTATGTCGCTTTAATAAATCTAGTAATCTTAGAAGATTTTTTTGTACATCCTTTCGCTTAACCTCTTTTTTAATTACATCTTTGTATGTACGAACCGTCTCGTTCATGTCTTCGATATCGGAGAAAGTTACAAGGTTCTTGTACGTCTCCTCTTCTGCTATTAAAATGATTGCCTCTCTTGCCATTAATTACAACTCCTTTACTATTAGTACAAGGGTTATTATACTAGTAAAAAAAGAGCTAGTCAATAGACTAACCCTTAAAATTTACCTCGGACTTATTTCCCAAGTAGTTTCATATCAAAGTTCTCGTCCTTGTATATTTTCATACGTTCTTTACTATGGTTCAATAGTATTTCATGGGTGCGGTCAATGAAGTCCAGTACTAATGTCTGGTTACCATCGATACCATTTAAACGTAATCCACGACCAATACGTTGTAATACTTGACGTAAACTTTTACCAGCACCAGCGAGGATTAAGCAACCGATACTGTTTAAATCCAAACCTTCATCGATAAGTGTTGTACCAATCATAAATGGAACTTCACCACTACCGAATCGTCGTAATACTTCTTGGCGCTCCTCGGATGATAACTCACCTTTAAGGAATACGCATTCATGACCTTCCGCTTCAATCAGTTCTTTTAACTGTTCCCCGTGGTCAATGTGGTTAACGGAAATAAGCACCCCGGCTTTTTTCTGTTTATAGAAGGAAGCTCCGACTTTAACGGCGAATCTATTTCTATACTCATTATTAACGATACCCATCTTGTAAGCTTCTAAATAGTTATCTGCTAACTCAATACCTCGTGGCTCTTTAATCTCAATCATACGAATAACTGGTTTTGAAGATACGCCTCGTTTTACCATATCATCATTCGATACTTTAGATACAACACCGCTGAACAATGCACGAATACGTTGGTAAAGAATCACATCTTTCTGGTTTACTGTACCTGTTAATGCGATACGATATTGTGCGTTACTACATTGTAATGCTGTTGAGTACCATGATTCACCTTTCGAACGGTGAGCCTCATCACCAATAAATACTCGAATGGATTCTACGAAATCGTGAGCTGTCTTCCATTTCTCAAAATTCTTTTTATTCTTTTTCATCAGAATTTTCTCTAACTCACCTTTATAACTTCGCAATACCATTTGTACCTTCTTATCTGTGTAAGCGTTGTCATAAGCAAGAGTAGTAAGAATATTCTCAATTTCTAAATCATTCTTAGTTTTCGGTGTCCAATTTTTCAAATAATTCTTAATAAGCGTTCGCGTATTAACTGTGTCCAAAAACTTAGGAGCAATATCTTCCGCCATCTGCTTGACTAATCTATCTTTTTGTGTATATGTAACGCCCTTAGTCGGGTCTTTTAATGCACTATGTAATGTAGGTATCATAACGAATACTAATTTCTTATTTTTTATGTCGAACTTACCATCACCAACCATACCGATTTCTCGTGGCTTAAGTTGAAGCGCTTCGGAAATACTTTCTTTCGCCTGTCTTAAAATCTCTTTCGAGTGAACCATAAAGGCGATGCGCTCTCCTCTTGCTACTAATGGGAATAGCTGTTTAATGATTCCGGCTGCTGTCATTGTCTTACCAGCGTTCGTTGCTAGATTGACAATACCTACTTGTTCTTTTAAAATTTGTTTAACAGAGTCATACTGATAATCACGTAGTGTAATAGTTTCACCATTCTTCACTAATTGGATTTCTTTATCCATACTATCGTGGTGCAATAATGCTCCGGGTCTTGTGTCATCTAATTCATATGTAAGGCTTGCGTATTTTTCTTGCATCTCTCTTACGCCTTCTAGGAATAATTGTAGTAGACCAGTAGGGAACTTGTCCTCTTTCATATCGTAGAAATCGGTGATACCGTCCCATACTCCAGCTTTGTAGGCTCTGGAATGGAATACTCCTTCTTCTTTAACTCCCAGTTTATGGTGCATATGTCCTCTTACTTTTTCTGCTTTTAATGTATCGCCTTGAAAATCAATATGCGTATACATAATCCCAACCGTAATCTTCATCTATATTAACTCCTCCTATTTGTTAAAATATCTCATATATTAATTATATCATAGTTAGAAAAGTGAACAGAAAAAGAGGACACCTATACGATGTCCTTTCCTCCATATTGCTCTATTAAAGATGCTAGTTGCGCTTTCATTTTTTCTACGTCTTCTAAGCTTTTATCTAATGCTTCTGACTTCTGTTCGATGTTCTGCATAGCGCGACCTGTTCTTAGTTCAGAGTCGGAAGGGACGAATATTAACGCCCCGGAACCATCTCTTCTTTCTGTAGCCATGTAATCCCTCCTTAGTAAACTGTCTGTTTCGTTACTGCTGTTAACTTTTTAACACGAGGTCGTAGGAATCGGTTGTCGCCCTCTAGAATCAAACGATACTTAACAGATGTGTTCGTTGCTGCGGAAGTAACTTTCTCTGTGTATGTGATTCTATTAAACTCTTGCGATTCTTTTACTACAGATGGAGTAACTGTGAAGTCTTTCCATAACTGTCCTCCGTTTAAAGAGTACTGTGGCTTAACTCGTGTACCTGCTGGTTTCGCTTCACTGTAAGACATTGTGATAGTATCGAACTTAGCATCCGTTTGGTCAATTGTCTTAGTAGTGTACTTACCACTAGTAGCACTTACGAAGTTAACGAACAGTAAGTCATCTAGAGCTAACATTGGTGAAATGTAGCGATTAGATTTGAACGTTGCTCGTAATTTAGCTAATCCAACTACGAATGGTGTTTGAATACCTGCATAGTTTGATAGTGGTAACCACGGAACCGAATCGATAGTTACTGTATTCACACTAGCTTGGTCTACGATTTTTACTTCCCACTTACAACCTGTGTTTTCCGGTGTTAAGAATGAAGCCATTAACAGGATACCGTTAGAATCGATATTACGCATTGTGTCGAACTCGATAATACCTTCTTCTGCGAACTCTGCTGTGTAGATTTTGAACTTCATATCTGTTTCTTGGTGAACCGTCCATGATACGGCATTTGAAGAACTGAATAGTACGCCGTTTACGTATGGTTGTGTGATTACTGTTTGGGGGCTGTTACCTATTGTATCTTTTCCCCATGTCGCGCACCACATAGTGTAGTCTGCACTATCTGTGATAAATACGATACAATAGCTTTGACCTGCCTCAACCATAAGTGGGTCATCAAGTGCAATCTTCGTTTCCTTCGTAGCATCTTCTGATGTAACAATATCAGCAGGAGTTAAAACACGCTCTGCATACACTGTACGGTTAGGAAGACCTCCATCAGATAATCCACGAATCTGCATGATGATGTTGTCTTTAGTAGACTTAGAAGCGAAGTACACGCCTACAGATGATACAACACGAGCTTGCGGTACTGCGAATGATTGAGCTAATGGGTCATATAACTGGAACGTTACGTGAGTACGTGTAATCGTATCAGTTGTAATCTTAGCTGTACCTTGTGCTGTGAATGTTGTAACCGCCATGTTACCATCGTTTCGTAATACTACTTCACGAGTACCTGTACGAACGTTAGCTGGAATCATGAACTTACCTGTTGCAATACCTTGACTGTTCGCATTGATAGTACCAGCTAAAGTACTTGCTGTAGAACCAGTCGGTGTACAAGCTATTCGAACACCATCGAATGTTACGTATAGTTCTTTAGACATTGGTTGTAAGTTTGTAGCTTGGAAGTTAATTTCGATAGAACGCATGTACTCGATTACTTCTTCACGAGTATTTTGTGCTGAACTCCAGATTGTACCTTCCTGCTTATCTCTCCATCCGATAGATGATTCGTTCCACTCTACTCCGCCTTGTAAACTAGCGTTATCTACTAACCATTTATTCCAGTCACTAACTTTTCCGCCCGGGTCACCTGCGCCCTGATGCATCCACCAACGGTTAAGTTGCGTAGTCACATAGTCTTCTTCGTAAAGAGTTACTTTCTTCTCATCAATCCAGTTATCCGCTTCTGGTGTTAATTTAAGTACACCTTGCTTATTGAATACCATGTACGGGTTAACGTTCCAAGCATCAGTAGCTAACGGCTGGTTAATCTCTACATGCTCTGTAAATGGGGCTGTTACTAAACGTCCCCACGACTTCGCTACAGATTGATTCTCCATAAACTTAGGTTTAACCTTCTGGTTATCTGGAGTCGATGTAGAGAGCGTGATATGAGCGTCATCGAATGAGAATGAAACATCTGTCTCCTGTTTATCGATACGGTTGAAGTCAATGAAAGCATCTGCGAATACTCCGCGCATTGATAACGGGTCTTGTGATTTTGTAGCTTGCTTTTCTAACTGGAGAATAGCTTGGTTATACTCAACGTTCTCTAATCGAGTTTTCATGATTTGTAGCTCGTCCATTCTTAATCGAACAACAGCAGTATTTTTAGCTACAGCTTTGTCAGAGAATGGGTATACATGAATCTCTCCTACCTTGAATGTTAATGGGTCAACGTTCTGTGGAGGGATTGCAAGACCTTCTCTATTTGGTTGACCTTGAATAACTGTGAAGTTTCCTTTTGCATCCAATGTTACAATGTCTTCACGAGATAAGTAGTAGTCGTAATCGACACGTACAACGCCTTTGTCTTTAGGTTTTGCACCACCAAGACCAGCGAAAGATACTTCTGTTACACTACCGATTCCACTCGTATTAGGCGTAGTAACTACTTTGTAATCTGTGTTAACAGCCATCACTCGTTCATATTCGAATACTACTTTGTATGTAGTACCAGTACCGGGTTCGACCCCGTTTAAGCTTGTCTTCCAATCTATGTAAGTGACACCAGAATCTTGAACTAGATTGTAGTCAGTACCTTGTTTATATGTATAAGCTGGGCTGGTTGTGTATACCTTAATAGTAGTAGCGTCGATATTAGTATATTGAGGTGGCAATGAGTCTCGACCATCTGCTGCACCTTTAGAAACACTAACTCCACCGGAAGCTTCTGATGGACTGTCAGTACGACCTAATACTACTTTTACTTGCTTGACGAACTGACTATTTACTGTTACTTTTTGTTTAGCGACATCGTAAGTAGAAGTTTCTTGGTAAATACTGTTTACTGCTGTCTCTTTTGGAATCTGGATACGAGTAGATGTTGGTTTACTGATACGATAACCTTTTACATACGCTACGCCGCCATCGATTACAAGTGTTACAGCATCATTAGTAAGTCCTTTGTCAACCCAAAGATTAAATCCTTCTACTTGGTAAGAACCAGATTCTTCCTCTGTACGCTGTGCTAGTACTTCGTTAATGAATGAGAACTCTGGTCGGTCTGGGTCTTTAAATAACAGACCATCGTTGAACTCATAGATATTAGGAGCAGAAGGGTCATTGTAAGTGATGACTACCTTTTCTTCTAGTCTGTCTGCACCTTCTGACAAGTAGTTCGCTACATCTTGTGTTGGGTCAAGTAATGTTGGGTCTTGTTCAAACGTAACAATACTCTGTACCAGCTTAACGCCAATTACTTCTTTACCTGTACCTGTAAATGGAATTGTTTGCTTCTCGAAAGCGCGGATTTTACCGCCTAAGTAAATGAAACCTTTCTCTAGAGTAAGTTCCTTAATCCCTTTTGTTTTATCGTTAGGGTCTACATATACGAAGTTAAACGCCATACCGTTTTGAATGGCACCATCAGCAAAGATACTATCCCCCATACGTTTTACATGGAAGTCATAGATAGATTGCATTTCGTTTAATTCTGCTTGTTGTAAAGCTCTATCAGCTCTAAACAAGATTCTACTACGACCACTATCTGGGTTGAAGCGGTCATAGTAAGGTGCTTTGGATAAGTCTAATGTATCTGCCAATTGCTTTCACTCCTATTATTTGTTTTTAATATCTAGAATGAACTCTTCTATGATATCTAAATTGTCTCCACGTTTCTGTACCGCATTACCTTCTTCGTATGGTATTGGGTCGCCTTTGTTTATACAGATATTCTTAATTCGTAAGTTCTTATTTAAGGATGCCTCTACGCGAGGGAAGTAAATTCTCCACATGCACGAAACAGCATTAGCAGGAATTATTTGTACATGGTCTAATCTTACCCACTTATTTACCTCGCTCGTAGGTGTACGTGTGTACTCAATCCAGTTCTTGCCATCGTTAAACCAGAACGATAGATAAGCCCCTGATACGTCACAGTTAATATCTGCGGAGAATGTAACTTTATCTCCTACTTTGAAACCGTTCAAACCGTTATCGTAAGAGCCTATCTGGAATGCAGAATCGTTGTACCTAGTGCAAGTTAATCCTAAATAGTCTTGATTCCAGAATGATTGCACATTGATACCCCTTACTGTTTCTGTAGCTGGTCTATCATTATCAGAAGGTAATCTAGGAAATACATTAACCGCACTACTATAAAGTACTCGGTTTTTTGTGAATGGTTTAAAGGTTTCTGATGCTTGGATTACACCTTCCTTAACTATCTCTGCTGGGAGATGAAGTTGTTGGTATCCGTTCGAGAAAGTAGGAACTACATCGATGTCTCTTCTCATGTATGGTTTATTTTCGAACATACCACCTTCAACTGTAGTCTGGTAATATATCATTGTTACGTCTTCTAGTTTAAG